AGGATAAACCTCGTCTGGGATACCTCCAAACTTTAGGCGATAGTATTCCTCATTATACGGATCGTATGTCAGGCTGTCTTTTAGTGCATCAGGTAGAGCATCAACATCCTCGAGTTCTTTAACAGTCCCCTTAAACATATTGAGTAAATCACTTTCGCTTATCTCTTGAAACTCAGGCTTATCATACTCGCACATTTCATCAAAATACATTATCTCATCTCCAGAAGTATAGCATCTAATTCTCTCAGACTTCACAATCTCATTTCCGTTAAGTTCAACATAAGTCCCTTCTTCGATTAGTCTTCCCATCCTTTTTATTATAGAAAGAAAATAAATAATCTTTCTATAATGTAATATGGCACAATACAGTTCTGACAGCTCTTGCTCAAGTGATAGTGAATCTGACATCGAGATTGAAGCCGTAATGAAGAAATTGCCTAAAGCCCCAGTGCCGGAGGTTAAGGCAAAAAGAGCTTATGTTAAAAAGCCCATGAGTGAAGAAGCGAAAAAGACCCTCGTTGACAAGTTGGCTAAAGCCAGGGCTGCTAAGAAAGCCATAGCAGATTCCAAAAAGCAGGCAGCGGCGCAGGAGGCCGCGGAGCTTGTTGAACTGAAAAAGCTCAAGCGTGAGGGGAAACTTAAAGTCAAGGCAAAGCCAGTGCCTATCGATATACCAAAGAAGGAGAAGAAAACTCGTGTGGTTGAAGTCCATAACCATTACCATAACACACCTAAGGAAGAGACCGAACCTAAACCAGCTAAAGTTAAAAAAGAACAGGCAACACCTAAACCGCCTAAACCAGTTCAAAACAAAATAATTTTTGCTTAATGTTATATATGAGTTGGACGACAGATATTGAGACGATACTTAATGACTTGAGAGAGAATAGTGTTTATCTAGCAAACTTTCATAAGAGTAATTTCTTTTATTATAAGCGTGTTGCTACTTATTTTAAATTGCCTACTATCCTAGTCAGTGCAGTCGCAAGCGTCGCCAGTGTAGGGCTGACGAATTATGTAGCACAGCAACACATCTCGGCTCTTACCTGTCTTATGTCCTTGTTCGTTGGAATACTTAATAGCTTCGAGTTATATCTACGTATTCAGGATAATCTCGAAATAGAATTGACGACCAGTAAGAGCTATTATGCCTTATCGATTGACCTACATAAACTCTTGAATTTATCTCAAATAAATCGTGAAGGTGATCCTATCCATGTACTTAATGAGTATTACAAACGCTATGAAGATTTAGTTCAAGAAAGTAATTTGTTAAACGCATCCTATCCAGATAAGCTCAGCAAACTCCCTAAGGTTCGTAGCATGTTCCGTCCAGCCAAGAGAGAAACACCTAAATCTAAAATGAGCAGTTCAAGTAGTAGTTCCAGTAGTTCGATAAACAGCAACCCATTGGATGAAGAGCAAGGGTCCCCCCTTGCCGATTTGTGACAAACATATAATCAACATATTTTATTTATATATTCACTATAAATATATATAAAAGACTTAAAATACTATGATAATTTAAATTATACTCATTTCTATATGTTTTATACTTATATTTATAGTGAAGATATATATAAAATATGTTTATTATAAGTCCTCAAAGGCAAAGGGTCCCCTCTACGAGGTCTACCAATTTAAAGGGGAATCTGCATCCTGTAGTCTGGAGGAATCGCTCCTGTCTTGGGGTATGATACCTTAAGCATCACGGTATAATTCTCAACAGCGTACGCATTGCCCACCTGCTCACGTTCGCCATTCTCATCTACTACATAAAATGTAAGCTCTCGTGCGTTACCAAACATTACTTTGGGCGGAGCGCCAAGCATTGTATACACAAAATGTGATGCCCCAATGGATGCGTTAAATGGAGCAACGGCAAGGGCTGTCCCTTTGTTATCATGTCCGAGATAATTCTGACCTATCTCTTCTACTTTAAGTGTGTAATGATTATAAGCATTAGAGGCAGTTCGAATTGAGAATGACAACACCTCAACAAGAGCATAAGGCACTCTGTCTGTGCTGTAGTTCAATACAACTTTTAAAGCATAACGGTCAGTGGTAACCATAGGGGTTTCCTCAACAACATTAACATATACGTATTGGTCGGTATACTCCATATACAATATAGCAACATTTTAATTACTAAAGTTCGGTGATTATCTCATGCTCCGCATTAATATTATAAAATCCTCGAATCGTGGCTATACTGGTGCCGCGAGATTTAGACAGCTCATTAATGCGTACAGTGTCCTTCTTATCATAAGCATCATCAATTAACATCTTGAATACTTTTGACTCTGTCATTCCGCCAATGAGAAGTTTGCGAATTGCGTTGCTCAGTTGTCCCTCTGCGAAGAGTGGGCCGACACCTTGTTTCTTTACTGCCTTTACAAACTCGTTGTCAGTAATCTCGTGGGTTTGTACACCAAATGTCTTGCGTGTTTTATAACTGTTTCTAATCCACGTTACCTTACCTTTAGAGAGAATTAAATAGTTCTTATCTGGGTTGATTGCGTCCTTTTTGGATTTAACAATTATTACATTACAATCTGCGTTGCGGACCCCATATTGAGACATCATATATCCAACGATGAACTTTGCAAAGTGTCCATCCTCGAATGCTTTCATTAGTTGAGAATTGAATTCTGGAAGTGTCATCAGGTCTTCCTTCAACGAATTCATTTTGCCTACTTGATTGACTAGTCGTTCTTTTGATAGATCACTCCGGTATTCTTTTAGTTTAATAGTAGGCAATTCTTTAATCGTCCTTAGTACGATAATCAGATTTAGCAAATCAAGTCTCGTTGAAGCCTTGGTGAGTCCATGCTCTGTGAAGAATTCCTTAATGTATGCGAGGCGTTCATTCTTGGTCATCGGCATTTTGAATTTAAGTTTTTGAAGTCGTTTAATAATACTGAGGTATACCTTCTTTGTCTTGGGTGAAAATTCCTTAAGTTCCAATGTTTCTTCCATTGTATATATTAACAATATATAATAATATTTTAAATACTAAACGCATTAAATTCGTTTGATAGTCAAGGTCGCTCCGTTGAATAGCTGTAGTCCGCTAAAATCAGATGTGAAATTACTATTTTGTGCCTTCGCCACCGAACAGAAAATATCAATTTTATCACCAGCCATTAATGGAGTGCAATGGTCTGTAATAACGCTTGTAGCATACCTCGCATAATTTTGGTGACGAGAATAAGAATACGCTTGAGGATAACCCATAAACCACGAACCGTTTACCCTTAATCTTATTCTAAAATTAACTCGGTCTGAATAATTGTTATTGAAAACATTTACTGCTGCCGATATACAATAACTACCTGATTGATTAACAGTGATTTCTCCAGTTGCTGGATTTGCCAAGTAAAGACCTACCCCTGAATTATATTTTATCGTATCGTAAATTATTGTAGTTCCTACTACTGCTCCTGGTGATACGGTAGTCGTTAATGATAAAGATAATATTTGTTGTGCTGATTTAATAGTAGTAACCCCAGCAGTTGTTGTTAAACCCATATTTAAACCAGCAGTTAAATTAGGTGATAGGTCGGCAGTGATGCTTGTTGCTGTTATATCACCACTAACAGAGAGATTTTGAATGGATAAATTTGTTGTTGCTGTTACGGTGTTATTTTCAGGTTGTAATAAAAACCCAAAAAACATCGCCGCTGTTGGTCTCATATCCACGGAAAAAGAACCACTAATTGACCTGACATAAAATAAATCTCCAGCGTCAGCGTAAAGAGTTATTGACATACCTTCGCCGTTTCCAGTATAATTACCATTAATCATATATATTGAACCGTTACGATAAATTGCTACTAATGCGTTTGTGGTGGAAGTTGTTCTCTGTCGTAATGTGTAACCAAAATACCAATATCCTGATACAGGGACGGTATAAGTTGCTTGTGCTGTGTTATATGAACTTGTGTTAGGTATAGAATAACCATCATACCCAGTCTGCGGAGAAAGACTGTTGTATGGTATTGTTGTTGCGCCATTAATAGAATAAGCATCACCTGATGTGCTATATGCTTTAAAAGCGTATTGAGTAGATGTAGATAATGCCGTAGCGGAGATTTGTGTTATTCCTGCTGTTGGAGTATTTTGCGATATAGTTACGCCACCACCTGCGGAAAGGGTTGAGAAAATATCTCCTGTTATTAATGCTGCCGATATATTATCGCAACTAATATTGGAAGCGTTGAGTTTGGATAAATTCAAAGGGTCTGTTACGCTTCCTCCTGTGTTGGAGATGGTAGTAATACCACCAACCGTGTTTAAGTTTATACCTGTTCCTGCTGCTAAATTACCAGCAATATTACCGTTAATAGTTCCGCCATTAATTGCTCCTGTGGTTTGAATAATACCTGTTGTATTAATTATTCCTGTTGTTTGTATGTCACCAGTTATATTTATATTTCCTGCTCCAGTTAGTGATGTTGCTAATGTTGCGTTTGTTAATGAAATATTAGTAGAAGACAAATTGGTTATGTCACCAGTTAGCGTATCCACGAAACCACCTTCCAAAATAGGACTAGAAACAATCGCCGTACCTCTGACTTCTAATGCTGTTATGTCATTACTTGCTGAAAGATTTACGCAACTTATATTTGAAGCGTTTAGTTTGCTGACATTAAGAGGGTCTGTGACAATTCCAGTGTTTGTTATTGTTGTTACTCCTGCGACAGTTGCGAGTTGTATTCCAGTTCCTGCCGCTAAATTAGGACTAATGTCTGCTACTATTCCTGTTGAGGTAATTTCCAAGTCAGGAGTTCCAGTGTTTGTTCCTGTGTAGATTTTATAAGGTGCGACAACATTCGTGTTATACATCTCAAAAGAATTAGCGAACCTATGCATAATTGTCTGATTAGATGTGCCTGTTGTTTTATCTGTGATATGAAACTCATAAAGTGCTTCTAATATGTCAGCATCTACAGTTGCTCCAATAATCGCACCTTGAGCGAATATACTTGTTGTATTAAGTGACACTGTTGTCATGGCGCTGCTATTAACAGTTGAAGCGTTTATCGTGTTGGTTGAGATTAAAGTTGATGAAATATTAACTGTGGACAAATTAGATATATCGCCTGTGAGTGTATCCACAAAACCGCCCTCCAAAATCGGTGATGATACTATTGCCGTGCCACGCACTTCTAACGCTGTTATGTCATTAGATGCTGAAAGATTTACGCAACTAATATTAGAAGCGTTTAATTGAGAAACATTCAAAGGATCAGTTACACTACCAGAGTTTGTTATGGTTGTTATGCCTCCTGCCTGTGATAGTGTTATGCCTGTTCCTGCCGCTAAATTTTGTCGTATGTTTCCTACTATATCGCCTGCTACTGTCAGCCTATCATTAGCCGCTTCTATCTTGACTAATGGACTAACTCCGCCAGTTTTGTAAAACTCCCAGTCAACGGGTGTTATTCCGCTTGACCCAACGAACCGAAATTTATCACTCACTCTCTCGAAAAAACTATCGTTAGATGTGACCTTATCATTAAATAATAAGTTTTCTGTTTCTATCGCATCGCCTTCTATTGATGGTGATGCTATGCTACTTGAATTAAAAGTATTAATCGTTCCTCGTAGTGAAAATAAATCATCACTCGCAAAATCAATTGCCGTTGTCTTGTTATTATTTTTATCTATTTTTAATGGTGGCGTTCCTGTCGGCGGTCCAATATAAAAGTGTATTGATGCATCGGCATCACCAGCAACTGCTCCTTGTGCTACATATAAAACGTTTCCCTGACGATATATTCTCGACTTATCAGCGACGTTAGATGAATCACTGAATAATGCTAAATCACTATCGGCAACATCTACAGAAAGATTAACGATTGATGTATTGGTTGATGAGAGATTATCAGCGTTTATCATGCTACTATTAACAGTTGAAGAATTTATCGTGCTGACGTTTATCGTGGTCAAATCAAATGAATTACTCACATTTAATGTGCTAACGTTTAGTGTATCAAATATCCCAGTATCTCCTTCGATGGTTGTATCCACTGCTAAAGCAATTGCTCCAACAATATCGCTGGTTCTTGATATGGTTAATTTAACTGCGTCTGTTTCTGTACCAGTCCTAAATAAAAAATCTGCTCCATTAGCATCTGAAGCGTTTGACTTACCAATAAATTTAATTTGGTTCGCATCTCTTTTAATGAGAGATTTGTCTGTTAATACTGATGATTGTTCATTTAGATAAAGTTCATCTGCTATTGCGTTGTCTGCGTTGACTGTGACCGCATTCAAGGTATTTGCGCCCATCGTCCCATCCAAACTGGCGTTACTCATATGTATGTAACTCGTATGTATTTGACCTATAGTTGCTAAATTGGTTACGGTTAGATCAGTGGTTGAGATAGCTGTCGCATTGACGTTAACCGGACTGAAAATCGTGGTGGTTAAATTGGTTATGCTAGCCGACTCAGCTGAGAGGTTTTGCACTGATATATTATCGACTGATATGTTGGTAGTCGTGTACACAAATTGACTCGGTTGTTGATTTCCTGCGAGCGATGTTGTGAAAGACATTTCTTATACTATGTAAAGATTTAAACATTAACGGTGTTCATCTGCTCAAGTATCCATTGAAGTTGGGATGTGTATTTATTTAACTCGCCAATCAAGGCAGGATATTTTTGCTTCTTCTCGATAAGATGCTCTGGTAGCATCTGTTCAGTGTCGAAATATTCAAACAAATCATGGGTGAAATGGACGTACTTATCATAAAGGGCATCTGTTTCTTTATGGCCTGAATATAGGCTAACCACTTGGCATCCTGATGCTAGCCCTTTGTTTATTCTGTGAAATTCCAAAATATTATGAGTATGGTAAGGGATATTGAGAAGGACTTTTGCTCTGTTGAGTTCCTTAGTTAATGCTACTTGGTCTGTTAGTCCCCAATCAAAATGAAAGACAATCTTCTTGTCTGGGTAACGTTCTCTGAGAGAATTGTATATAGCCACTCGTCGGTCGGTCTTGCTTCCAATAAACATAATATCAACATCTCTCTCGATTGAACCAGGTGAGTATACAAACTCAAATATAAATTGATTGAGTACTCTTATTCCTAAAGTTGTGAGATGCTCTGCGGATACTTTATGATAATCAAATACCACATTAGACCGCATAAGATAAATATAATATTTATTCTTGAGAAATTGTGAGAGTGGAGGCTCTGAATTCATTATGATATAGTTGAAGTTTCGTTGGCGTAATTGAATGGTTAGTAGTTGATGGGCTTGTTCGTGTGCGCCGAATATAATATATGTGTAGCCTTCCTTAGGAATGAATTCTGATATAATCTCAATCCCTAAACGTTGGGAGAGACAGAAGGCATTCTCAGCAAATATGGCATGGAAGTTTAAAATCTTGTAATTATCCATTGGTCTATATTATAGAAATATTATAAAATTAGAAAGCGGTTGTACTTCCAGATGGGGTTCCGATGTTACCAGGTTGTTGTCCAATGGGAGTGCTTTGTAGGTTAGCGATAGCTGCTCTTGTTGGGTCTTCTTCTCTTAGTATATCTGCGGCATATCGTCGTGCATCAGCGGCAGCCTGTGCCGTAGCTTCTCGGTCTGGCGCTCTGTTCGTCCCAGTTTTGCCACCGCCACCGCCACCGCCGCCACCAAATCCGCCCATAAATAATCGGTCTCTGGCCTCGTCTTCCCTCCTACGCTGAGCAGCGGACTCATTATCCCCCCTGCTGTCGCCTGAACGAGATAGGTTTTCAATTGATTTCTCTAGTGCTTTGATACTGCCTCCTACATCAGCTTGTGGCGTATATATTACTTGGCGGAACTGATCACCTTGTCCTGGAAATGCTGTTGGCAATACACCACCACCACCACCACCTCCTGCACTTGGTGACCTGAATGGGAAGGTATTTTGTGTTGCTCTTGGTTTAGGTTTAGCGCGAGGTTTTCGAGCGGTGGTTGTTCCTACATTAATGGTAATGTTTGTTCCTCCTGTTGTGCGCGGTTTGCGCGGCTTGCGTTGCTTACGTGGCTTAGTCTTTGGCTTCTTAATTGGAGCTTCCATATGTAATATGTGTATATTTAATTTTTGATGTTGAATCGTTTGAGGTAAGCTTTCAAATTAGTTTTTAAATCAGTGGTCTCACCCCAAAGCAAAAACTTCGAGAGTGACCCAGCGTTTACCTCTTGCCAATTCTCTCTAACAGAATGGCGAGCAATATAGTTTGCTCTCTTGATTTTATCTTCATGGTCTAAATAGGTCTCTGAATTCTTACTACCGAAATGAATAGTCTTATCTGGGTCTTGGAATTTAATCATATATTTTTTATCTGAGCGTGTTGATGGGCTTAACTCGACAAACTTCATTCTATTATATGATTAGACAATTTATTATACTGGACTATCCTCAATGGTCATAGGATTAAAACAGTTGAAGAATAAATAGCGATTGCTGTTACGCAAACTCATATCGATAAATAAGAAGGGAAATTTGGTGCTTTCATTCTCGAAGACGTGGTCCATCACTTGCTTATTTTTCTTAGTATCAAATGGCATTAGCTCGTTAGTGATAGCATCATATTCAATGCGAGATTTTGGTCTGAAGAACATCGCATGGGAGAGATTGGAACGATATCCGGTTGGAGCATCTCTAAACTTTTGAAGTAAAGTGATATACGACGTTTGAGTATGCCTCCTGTTCTGTAACATCTGGACAAGTTTCTTCTCGGCTTTAGCACTGCGCCTGAGTTGGCTACCAATATCGTCCATGATAACGGCGGAGTGCAAACCATCCTCTTTGTTGCTATATAAGATATCTTCGAGTTCGGTTAATCCTTCAATGGATAATTCGCGGTATATTTGGTCATCTGGAATTGTGGAAAACTTATCGTCCTTAATGGAACTTCCGCCTAGGGTTGGTGACACTAGATAAATCCGGTCGAAAACATTTTTATAAGATGTCCGCTTGCCCTTCCGTTTGCTTTTAGTCATCATATTATATAATGCGGTTGTCTTCCCACTTCCAGAACTGCCAACAATAAGCATTGAAAATCCGCTGTTGGATGGTAACGGATATGGGATGTCAGGGGCTAGTTGCTTATCTAAATTATTTTTAACGTTTTGAATTTTAAGATGTGGGTTAGTTTGTTCGCTAATAGTCAATGACATTCTATTATATATAGATAGATTATTCTTGTTCAGGAGGCACCTCATCTGGTTTGTCTTTGAGAGATTTCTCTTGGTGAAAATTATCAAGGCTATGTTTAGAAGCTGATTTACCATCTTCAGTTTTAACTTTACCTACTTGAGGTCCCATCGTAAGCGATGCCGAGATTACATCTCCTTTGACATGGTGGTGCAATAGCTTCTTCTTGAGGTCCTTCTTGTCCTCCTTAGTTAGGTCTTTGCTAATTTCTTTATTAAATAAAGCTGTGCTACCAGCGTTGAATGTGGTTGCCTTTTTGGTATTGTCACGAATAGATTTTGAACGCGCCATCATTGAGGCGACCAAGCTTCCTCCCAGGGAGTGCCCAGTCAGCATCCGATCACCACCATCATCATCAATACCGGCATAAATTTTCTTAACTTGTTTAGTCCTGTTTTTAAATTGCTTATCAGTTTTGGATAATCCAAGTCCTAATTTGAGGTCAGATAAGAGGTCTTTTTTGTTGCTGGGATCAGTACCTTTGATGGCTACGATATGATGACCATCTTCACCTTTAGATTTAAAATGTGCTACACCTCGTTTATGAGATTCAACAGAATACCCCATCTTGTCAGCTTTGGCAACCGCCTTAGCCTTCTCTTTCTTGGTGCCCTGTGACATCCGGTAGTGGAGCTTATTAAGTTTAGCCTGTGTTGCTTTTGTTGGCGATGGCATTATATATAAGGTCTAGATAAAAGTAATATCTCTCTTGAGATTAATATCGTAAAATAAAAAGCAAGTATCGAACCAGCACCGCGACATGGGGACTCCTGCTTTTTGAAACTGAAGTCTTTTGCTTGGGATTACCATCTGGACTTTATCTCTATCTAAAACTTTGACAAATTGCTTTGTAAGTGTACTTACCGGCACTATCATTATGAAAGGCTTACCTAGTACAGCAAGATGTTCAAAAATCTTTTTCTTAATACTATATGGTGGATTCGATACGAGGATGTCATATTCAGGTGGTTCATCAAAAAAATCAATAGTGGCATCACCTACGACATTGTGACCTAATTCTCTCAGCGTGATAGCACTGGTTGATGACCAGTTATCTTTCATAAACGCCTCCCATAATATTTTATCTTTTGGAATAAGATGGTTTATCATCTGCCACATCTCCGGAGTTGTATTGTATTGGTCATCGTTATGAAATTTTTGATTCTTTCTTGTTGACATACTGGCCATATTATTATTACAAGAGAGATTTATTTTTAAAATGGGTTTAAAATCCATATGTTATATTTAATTAGAAAATGGATTTATCCACTATTGATATTAACCGATTTGATTGGCATAATAACAATGACATTGTTATCATAAATGGGGTGATGACCGACAGAAGATTAATGGGATGTAATATCCGAGGACAGGCTTCTTATCGGTTTGCAGCGAATTCAGCTAAATGGGGGGATGACGTATGTGAGGTGTGTGGTTCGAGATTTACACTCAATATGTATGGGCATATGCCAAATCATATTAGAACTCTTAAGCACCAGAACGCTCTTAAAGGCATTTTTACTAATAAAAAGAAACGCCGGAAGGTTTATTAAAATGACAATTACTTATTAAATAATTGTCATTTAAAAATATATATAATATATATATACGATGCCTAATGATTGCTGGAACCACTTCACTTTTGTTAGCAATGATTCTGTTGAACTTCAGAAGTTATTTGAGCTTGAAATTCTCTCTCGAAATGCTCCTGAAGATTGTCTAGATGTTACCTTCAAAGGTAAAAATGGTATTATGCTAAAGCTCTGGTCTGCTTGGCGACCGGACTTCATCTGGTTTGAGTATATGCTTCAGAGATACTCGAAATGTTGGATTAAAAATGAATGGATTGATGAAAATGGGTTCTCTGGTATTATTGTTGGAGGCTTCATCTCGGATAGGAAAGTTCAAACAAAAATGTGTACTTGGCAAGGTCTGTGCGTTGAAGATATTACTGATTGTCTGGAAGATAATGATTTCAAGATCCGGCAGCGCGATTAGACTGCGCTGAGGCGCTTCTGTTCGCGTCTCTTTGCTCGATAAGCAGCTGCCTCCGCTTTGTGTGTTGCTCGGTAATGGGCTGCCTCCGCTTTATGTGTTGCTCGGTAATGGGCTGCCTCCGCTTTATGTGTTGCTCGGTATTGCGCATTGTACTTGGCAGTCTGGTCTTTATGTGTTGCTCGGTAGTTTGCGTTGTAATTCAAAGCCTCCTGTTTTCGAAGTTCAGGAGATACATATGCCCTTGCTGAATTCATCGTGGATTTAAGCTCGTTCATTAGCTCTTGTTCAACTCTCGTAGCATCACGAATGCCTTCGCACATCTGAGTTTTAATCTCGACCATGTCCCAAGCATCCCAGCCTCCATTTGCTCTGATTGTTTGGTAAATCTTGGCATTGTACATACGGCCAAGTGGGTTATTACACTTGTTTTTATGTGCCCACTTTCTTTGCCTGAAGTTGCTTGTATGTCCTACATAAGAGTCTGTTACGTTTTCATCATTGCAAACAAATCGGTAGAACGAGATGGGTGTTTTTGAGTAATCAATCTTATTAGATACTTTTGGCATTTATATACATACTAAAGAAAAAAGGTTTAAATTGTTTTAAAATAAATTGTTTTAAAATATAACTCTGTTTTTTTCCTAAATGTTATATGTTTTATTGTTCCTATAATGTTTATAATATGAAAAGTATAACTGTCGTAATATTTCCTGTTGGGGGGGGTGGCGCGGTGGCGCTGGGTGGCGCCCATTTTCAAAAGTTCCCTCATGGAAGCCTCCTTAGAGAATACTTTGGTTTTCAGCGCGCCACCGGCGCCACGGCGCCACCCCCAGCGCCACCATTCTATTCATTTTGGGTAAATACCAAAAATGAATTACACTCGTTTAGAGTACAATTTGACAACCAGCGCCACCCTCTTCATCGTCAGTAGGAACAATTCTGAACCCCTTCCAGCCACCTCTACAAGCCTTACCGAACTTCAAGTCCTTAGAATATTTAAAGTTCGTAATGCGTTGAATCTCGCCTTGAATCTCGCGGAATGGCTTTGAGATGGCGCCCTCCAATTCTTTCTTGCTACATTTGAAATCAGCGCCATACTCACAATTCTCAGTAAACCAGAGTTTGACCTCGTCATTGGCTTCCAGTGCATCAGTTGTCGCCTCTTCGAACTCTGTAGGAATCACCAACTTATTTGTCTTGGTATATTTGTGACCGGCGTCAAGTATCATTTTGAGTAGTGCGTGTTTGTATGTATCTTTCAATAGATCCGCAAGGGTTTTGTCTTGGATGAAATCAAGAGTATCAAAATTATCAACAGTTGTCTCCTTATTGAACTTGGAGTAATGACTGAGTTGCCGAAAGCGATTCTGAATACCGCCATCTACTCGCAAATTGGCTTGATTATTTGAAAGGAAAATTAGCTTGAACATGATGTTAATCACCTCATCAGTACCGAACATAATCTCATTTCTAATGGTCTTACCATCAGCAACTTCCTTCAACATCTCAATATCCTGCTCCTTCTGAGACAACTCCTCTACATAGCAAATTCGTTTGCCTTTTGTTCCAGCAAGATGCTTATGAGCCTTGGAGTATCCTTTCTCGAAAGTCTGTCTGTTAATCTTGCTTACATAATTCGGCATAATCTCTGACAAAGCATCAAGAATAAGTGTCTTACCATTGTTGCCTCCATGCCCTACGCAGAAGTAGAGTGCCTTTTCCAATTCCGCATCGCCGAGCATTGCCTGACCGAGAACGCCAAGATAGTAATCCATGTGCGCGTCATTACAATTACAAATTTTATGAATAACCTTTGCTACAAAATCGGTCTGCTCTTTGCTGGGCATCTCATAATTAAACGGAATGGTTTTTGTGATGTAATCAGTGTCTTTGTAACCATCAACGAATACGCCTTTCTTCATATCATAAATGCCGTTTAGGAACGCAATTTGGTATGGATTGTTGTCTAGTTTGATGTAAAACTCACTATCAAAAAGTATAGTTCGCAAATGCTTAGTAATCATTGAGTAGAAACCTGTCTTGTCAATCGCGCCATACATTTTGCCGTAAGTCTCGATGTCTTTCGTGATAACCTTTTGCAGTTCCTCGTCATCGCAGTTAATACGTTCATCTATTTTGAGTTTAATTGAGTAATCGATATGCTGGTGAATGGTCTGGACGATAAGATGCGATGGCTCTTTTGTCTCAACCCATAGCCCAGTCTTTTTGTAATACATAAACCATTTCTCGTTGGACCATTTCAGATGGCACTCCAGTTTAGGACTGATAACCTGTGCGACTGTCAACGCGCCTTTGATGAGATCGTCAATTTTAATGAAATAGCTATCTGGACCTTTTTTTGGGCAGAGCTTCATATATTCTGTAAGATTAGATTCTTTGGCATAATACCGAATAGTTCCTTCTCCTGCTGTAATAAGTTCATCAGACGTGTATGAGTTCCAAGCTGTCTCCATACCATCTTGAGTATATTTAGAAGAGCGCTTGGACCACTCATCGGCAACCTCAAATGGCAATCCACAACGCTTAATCGCCAACACAATCTTCAACCAGTCGTAGCGATTATCGCAATATTTCATACCGATTAGATTTACAATCTTTTTCAATAGTGGCGCGTTTGCTGTAGTAGCAATGGCAGTTTTAGAAACAACTCGCTTGGTAAATGTGCCGGTTTTAAAAGTCTTCTCGATGTGATTGTGGTTAAGATAACAAGCCTCATCACCGAACCATTCCTTGCCGATACATTCAAATACTTTCTCGCCTAGAAAATCAATTGTTGTGTTAAGCCCACAATCAACCTTATTCCGCTTGAATTCGTCTGCCTTATCCTCGCTTAACTGCATCCATACATGGAAGCCCTTAGTATTGCCTTTTACATAACAACTATCAATCTCGCTGTCATTAAACAGAGCATCAATCGAGTAATCATTTGAATCAATATCCACCACCACATAGTTTGTATCCTTAATATCGTACATTACACCGATGAACTGATTTGGTTGTTTGAGAACCTCAACTTGTTCAAGATTTAATCCTTTTCCAAAGCATTTGCGGTCAAAAACCTTCTTGCCATCTTCGCCAATGTGGAATAGGAGATATTCTTGCTTAATATCTTTGAGGAATTGGGGGGCGTTGTCGATGACTTCCATTATATATATTCCCTAATATTATATTTTTAAACCAATTTGGAATAAATATAATATTATCATTCAAAATCCCTAAAGATTCCTCTTTGGCCGACCGACAGGCTTGCGGTCAGAGTACTCATCTAGGATTTTCAAAAACTCGCGAGAGATACGATACCATGATGCTAGGTTTGTTTTATATTTTGAGTAGTGGTCAGGGGTTTTCATACGCCATAGCCGGTTGGCGATAGTTTTAGCAGTAGGATTTGATACGATTTTTGGCATTTACTACTATATATACCCTAAACATTTTAAACCATTTTCATTTAAAAGAATACTGCCACAGGTTCAGGTTTGCCACTCGCTGGATGACCGCTCTGAAATCCGGTGATTTGATTATAAATATAAGACTGGTAATTGGTGCGAAGTCCACCAGTCGAGAGAGAAATAGGTGTCTCTTGTTCGACAAATCCAGCATTTAGGGTTACATTCGTGCCGTGTGGTTTAAGCTTACGCTCTTTGGTAACATTAGGGTCTTGCTCTTGGTAGTATTTCTCATCTATCGCGACGTACATCCCTGGAGGGATATATTTTTGCACTGGTCCAGCAACAGGAGTTGTCAGAGCCTTTTGTTTGTCAATACGATCATCCATTATACACTATCAAGAGAAATTAAATAATCCGTGTATTTTGTCATATCAATTGCTGTCTCATATTTAGGATTACACCATTGGAGTTTAGATACAGTATTCGTGTCGTGACAAAGACATATCATTATGTCGTCAATAGGTGTCTCGTAAATATCATTTAGCGAATTAGTTAAAAACCCTATACCTTCTGAACTCATACTATTAGAAAACTTATGAGTATCGGCAAACGACTTCCTATATACCATCGTGGCTTCATTTAGCATATGTAAGAATATACATTTTTGGTTGTAGGACTTCTTGGTGACGACGTTATACATATTCATATCAGCACTACCACTAATATGCTTACCATTTTTTATTAGATTAAATATACTTCTAGAGAGATATTCAGGACTATATATATCATCGGTATCCATGTGACATATAAAATCACCGCTTGCTTTACTTGCTAAAAAATTACGCTTCTCACCAATAGACATTCTAGGCACTTTGTAATACAACACACTATAGGAAACATCAAGCACTAATCTCTCATCGTCGTCGCCATCATCTGCTACTATTACTTCTTTTATAAAAGGGTATGTTTGTTTTATGATGTTAAGGGAGATGAGTTTGCTAAACTTCTTTCGGTTATAAGTCGGTATAACAATACTGCACTCCATTGGGTCTTCTATAATATAGAAATAAATTAAATCTCTCAAGATATAGTAGATGAGCTACCAACTTGATTCAAATATTCAGTCTTCTACCTTGTACCTTGACTCAGGTAACTGTATTTCAAGAAGCCCAACATATAAATATAATTTAGCTACAGGGATTAAATGTCCTAGCGCATTAAGGATGCTAATGTCTGTTCAAAACGTATCATTGCCAAACGTAATTAACAACATAACAGATAACAATAATAAATTCTCTCTTCAGACAAATCACTCGCCGACGCTTACAGACTTCACAATTACATTTCCTGTAGGCATATATAGCGCTTGGTCTTGGAGGGATTACATTAACAGCCAATTCACCTTAAGGAGTATTCCGGTGACCTGTATATATAATAACAACTCTTTCAAATATACCTTTGTAAGTTCATACGACTTTAACATTAAAAATACGGAAAATTATCCAACGACCTGCGGCGGTATCATTGGTGTAGGCAAGAATGATAACAACGAGTTTATATTTCCCCTTCTAGCAGGTCCCCCATATTTTTCAGTGGAGATGCCCAGCACAGTTAATTTTATAGCAACCCCTTATGTATTCCTCAAGATGAACAATGTGACTTTAACGAATATCAATTCTTTAGGAGTAATAAGCAATTCATTATTGAGATTTCCGGTTAATTGTGAATATGGGCAAATGATACAATACCGACCAACAGAACTTAATCGGTTTCTAATTCAGCGTTCAGATATAACAAGCGTTGAGCTTTATTTAGAAGATATTCATAACAACAGATTAAGTATTCCAAGCGGAGCCGACCTTCAGGTAATATTAAAATTCGAGTATATATACCCAGCGGCTGAAAAGACTGAGTTCGATGCTGGGACCATTCCGCATTACTATAGGACAACGGCTATAACAGAACCTCCGGATGATGACGATGATGAAACAATCGGCAATGTATAATATTTTCTCACTAATACATATAAGATGATGAAACTCGGTTCGAAACGACTAGCTGGTGCCGCCAAAATAGGCACCAAAGCAGTACACATGGGTTCTAAAATCGGCTCCAAATACATAGGCCCTGCGGCGGCCATTGCCAGTATTGCGGCGCCAGAGGCGGCTCTCGGCCTTGCCGTCGGTGCTGAAGTCGGCAAACCAATTCTTAAGGGTCTTGAACGTGCGACGCGTTAATTCTTTAGGCACAATTGATTTCCATATAATTTAAATCTATGGATATCAATTAAGCAATAATTTTTTTATCTCAAGTAATAGTATATGTCCGAAGCTGTGTTCTCAGATAGCCTTCGCTACGCCGAAACCAAGAAACGAAGTGTGTCCGCACGCTCGTTCCGCACAAAAATTGCCCCTTCGAATGGAGCGACTTTTGCTGCCGATTCCACTATTCAAATTGATCTCCCAGGAAATCTTCAAGCACAGTATTTCGATTTCTCAAGCATGTACCTAAAGTTTAAACTTCGCAGTGATGTAGCAATTAAACTCGACCGCGGAGGTGCATTTGGTCTATTCAAACGTCTACAGCTGTCCGTCGCGGGAGCTGCCCTAGCCGATATAAATTCGTACGGACTTTTGTGTACTGCCATGCTCGATTCCAACGCCAGTGATACATGGAAAAGCTCATACGGCAACATCTGCGCTGGAACTCTAGGAGATTCGCTAACTGGTGTAGCTCAAGCGGCAGGTGCTGGCGGCGAGCGTGTCTACTGCGTGCCAATCATTCTTAACCCCCTCTTTAACACAACTGGCCATCGTCTCATCCCAGCTTTCTCATTGAGTGCTATCCAGATGCGCCTACAAATTGATGCTGCTGCCTCAAGTGTAGTAACCGAAGCCGCCGCTGACCCAGTCCTTGCCTTTAGCGAAGTAGAGCTATGCTGTATGATGACCGAGCTTTCGGCTCAAGCTCAGTCTCAGGTAGACGCAGCATGTGGTGGTAACTACACCATCCTCGCTAACTCGTTCATGAACTCCCAAGCGACCCTCGCAGCGAACGAGACCCAGCTCACTGCCAATCTTGGCTTCTCTGTAAGCTCCCTTGAGCGTATCATCGCAGTCCATCGCCCAACTGCCACCATCGGCGCGCGTGCTGCCTATTCGCTTGGTAACCGCACCACAAGCGGTCTCACCCAATATAAGTATCTTATTAACGCCGAATCCTACCCCCAGCGTGATGTGATTGTTGGCTCCCACGGAGCAGAATCGGTGGCCGAGATGCTCATCGCTGACCACGCCCTCGTGGACTTCAACAAAGGCGCATCACTAAACAACGGAGTAGTCCAGCGCACAGCTGGCGCGGCAGGTGCGATGGTTGGTGCGCTTGGCGGTGTCGCTCCTGAGGTAGCCAAAAGCCCATGCTTCATGCTCAAGGATGGCGCTGGAACAATTGCTGGTGATTCCACTGAGGTAGCCGCAGCAGATGCTAACTCCAACATCGGCACATTCATTATCGGCACTGATTTCGAGAACGGTCTTTCTGTGGGCAAATCAAGCTCCATCTACTCGGGTGTGTCTACCATTGCCTCCTCGGTCCAGTGGCTAGGCACGTATGACGCAGTCCACGCCGCTGCTCAGGTCGATTTCTTCGCTTGCTTCTCGGTATTGATGACACTTAACACTCGTGGTGCGGGGGTCTGGCAAGTGTCAGTATAGAGCATATACGCTCACAAATATTATTCAATTATATACAACAATATATAATAGAATTGAAACCCATTTATTCAGCATTAGCCGCTTTATCAACATCTACTAGTATAGGATAAACCTCTTCTGGGAAACCTCCAAACTTTAGGCGATAGTATTCCTCATTATACGGATCGTATGTCAGGCTGTCTTTTAGTGTATCAGGTAGAGCATCAACATCCTCGAATTCTTTAACAGTCCCCTTAAACATACTGAGTAAATCACTTTCGCTTATCTCTTGAAACTCAGGCTTATCATTCTCGTCCATTTCATCAAAATACATTATCTCATCGCCAGAAGTATAGCATCTAATTCTCTCAGACTTAACAATCTCATTTCCGTTAAGTTCAACATAAGTTCCTTCTTCGATTAGTTTACCCATCTTTGTATTATAGAAAGAAAATAAAATCTCTCTATAATGTAATATGGCAGAATACAGTTCTGACAGCTCTTGCTCAAGTGATAGTGAATCTGACATCGAGATTGAAGCAGTAATGAAAAAATTACCTAAAGCCCCAGTGCCGGAGGTTAAGGCAAAAAGAGCTTATGTTAAAAAGCCCATGACTGAGGAAGCGAAAAAGACCCTCGTTGACAAGTTGGCTAAAGCCAGAGCTGCTAAGAAGGCCATAGCAGATTCCAAAAAGCAGGCAGCGGCGCAGGAGGCCGCGGAGATTGTTGAACTAAAGAAGCTCAAGCGTGAGGGTAAACTTAAAGTCAAGGCAAAGCCAGCGCCTATCGATATACCAAAGAAGGAGAAGAAAACTCGTGTGGTTGAAGTCCATAACCATTACCATAACACACCTAAGGAAGAGACCGAACCTAAACCAGCTAAAGTTAAAAAAGAACAGGCAACACCT